GGCGATGTATGAGGCTGAAACAAAGTGCCGAATCGTGGATGTATCCTGTGTCCAGCATTCTGTTCACACTTTTCTTGGCGCATCTCCCGACGGTATCATCTTCCCAGATGATCCGACAGATGTCCGTCGTCGCGGTCGTCTTGTTGAGTTCAAGTGCCCAATCTCGCGCCCGCAAACCGACGGAATCCCAGATGCCTACGTGCACCAAATGCAGATGCAAATGGAGTGCACGGGGATCGATGAGTGTGAATATGTAGAGTTTCGGTTTAAGCAGATCTTCTCCTCTGAGTGGGTCAACTCTACGGAGACAAAAGGAGTCTTTGCAGTGTTCGATGATCAGACCGTTGATTACAAGCCCCAGTGCATGCTGCTACCCGAGTGGCAGGCAGAAGTTACGGATCGTGAACCACAGTATATCTATTGGAAGCTGATGTCGACAAAGAAAGAGTTTCTGCCCAAGGACACAACCTGGTTGCCACGACACCTTCCAGCTCTCCGCGAGTTCTGGGATGAGGTGCTGATGCATCGCGCGGCTGGGACGCAGCCCCCGCCGCCTCCACCTAAGATTCCTACACTGGACATTTAAACAACTGAGCGAGTACTATGATATATGTCGCTTGAGAGTGGATTCCACCATGTGGTGGCGACTCCATCAGATATCAACCAACATATCCCAGTGTTGTTTGCCTATACGAAGAGGTGTTCATCAGTTGTTGAGTGTGGTGTTCGTTGTGTGGTAAGTTCATATGCATTTGGACTTGGGTTGGTTGGGACTCCAAATAATAGATATGTTATGATCGATACCGAAGAGACACAAGAAATTCAGCCGTTTCTGAATCTCTGCAAAGAGAACGGTGTGAATGCGACATTTTGCAAGGGGAGCGATCTAGAGTGTCCTCTGGTTCAAACAGATCTTTTGTTCATCGATACATGGCATGTATACGGTCAGCTCAAGCGAGAGTTGGATCGATGGCATGGATCTGTTGCCAAATATATCATTATGCATGATACTACATCGTTTGGACCCCATGGTGAGGTAGCAGTATGTGGATATGATGCAAATGCACTCAGTGCGAGCAGTGGATTTCCAGTGAATGAGGTTATGAAAGGACTCTGGGCAGCAGTTGAAGATTTTCTTGCCGAACATCCGGAATGGAAGCTCGAGATCCGCCTAATAAACAATAACGGTCTCACTGTTCTAACCCGGGTGTAAGCAATATTCACGATATACGCAGCACTATATCATGAGCGTTACATTTGTTACAGCATTTCTAGATCTACATGAAGATCGACCAATTGATAAGTCAGACGCGAGGCGGATTGCGTTCTTCAAACAGATTGAAGAGACTGGTATTCGTCTTCATGTATTTGCTAGCCCAGAACACATTGATAAGATCTCTGTTCGAAATGGAGTGGTTGAGCCCTTCACACTCGAGGAAACACTTGCATATGCTACAGCCCCTAGTGGTCTGCCAGAGGTAAGGAATATCCCACACGATACTCGTAACTTTCTGACTATGATCAACGCAAAAACTGAATTTGTAAAGAAGGCAATCCTGTCTGGACTTCATTCATCTACGCATTATGCCTGGATCGACTTCAGTATTGCTCATGTATTTCGAAACCCAGACACTCCTCGTATTCTTCCACAGCTGGCATGTCGGACTTTCCCCGATCGGTGCATGTATGTTCCCGGATGTACGGGCAAGGCTACATTCTTATCAAATGTAAATTGGCGTTTCTGCGGTGGGTTCTTTCTTGGGGACAAGCAGTCGCTGCTAGAGTTCCACGATATTCATTGTCTTGTCTTCCCTAGGCTTCCAATCTTGACATGGGAAGTAAATGTATGGGCATGTCTTGAGGCTTGCGGATGGACTCCGACATGGGTGGCGGCTGATCACAATGACTCCATTATTTGTATTCCTACTAGTGGAGTCGTATACAGTCCTCCCGATGCCGCCCATGCATGGAGCGGGCTCTACAGCAAGTGTATTCGGGGTGGTGCAATTACAAGGTTCGTAGACATCCAGGCAAAAGAGCATGGACTGACTGCTATTTTTCCGGTATCTGACGGACTTATGGGAGACGATGAATACGATCGAATGATTCAATCACTGGGACGCGAGAATAACGGAAACATGCCCGCTCGTCAATTGGCAGACATTGAGTCGATTGCGGCTCGTGCGGTTATTTGCACTCTCTGCACTCGCCAAGTTAATAAGTCAAATATATTGCTTCTTCCGCTTGATGATGCTACATTCGAGAATGGACTCCCTGTATTTGACAGTCCCGCATGGGAGAGCCGAGTTCCAAAGATAGTGTGGAGAGGAGGTTCGAGTGGATTTGATAGACCGTCGATTCGCGCACAGGTAATGGATAAACTATTTGATCACCCAAGTGCCGATGTTCGCTTTACTCTTGGCGGTTGGCTTTACAATGATGCGGTATTGCCAAGCCATCAATTCGGCAACACTATGACTGCAGAACAGCAGTGTTGTTTCAAATACATCTTGATCATAGACGGAGCATGTATTGCGTCGAACCACCAGTGGGTATTTGGCTCTGGATCTGTCCCAGTCATGGTAACACATCCTGATAATGATTTCTGGTTTCGCAAATATCTTGTTCCTATGGTCAATTATGTTCCTATAAAGTATGATCTGTCTGATCTTGTTGAACAGCTCGACTGGCTTGTTTCTCACGATGAAGACGCGCGGACTATTGCAGTCGCAGCCAGCGAGCTGTCGGCTCGTATCTTTGCACCCTCCTTTCAACAGGAGTATATCAAGACTGAAATTGCTCAGAAGTGATTCACGATAAATCTACTTTCGCCTTCTCCATTGTCGCTGATGCCATCTCTTTGTTTGCCAATGCGAGTTTTGTATGCATACCATTCATTGGGTTCCTGCAACGGCTTCCATTGCATGTCGTATGCATATAACCAATGGGCACCGGTTTCAACTAACATTCGAGTAGCTCCTTCTGTATTGGCAATCAGTGTGTCATAAAATCGAGAATGCACAATATATCCACTGGATGTCTGAACATCCTGCACACGATCAAATGTACTATCATGATGAGTTGCCTTGATAAGATTATACGATAGCATAACAACATCATAATTGCGAGGGAGGAGGGAGAACAGCCTGTCCCATTCGTCTTTTGAAATCAGGAATGTAAAGTCGTCTTCAAAAATCATAACAGCCTCTAGCCCCCTCTCTCGTGCAAGCTTCAAAGCTGCAATATGAGAAAGGCTACATCCAATGCACCCTGGAATTGTTTTGAATGCCGAAATCCGCTCTGCGGCAATTCCTTTATCGGCGAGTTCTTTCTCGATCTCTGCGCGGCGATCCGTTCGGTGATCGAGATTTATATAGTATGCATGCATTGTGCTAATCCTGAACTAGTATGAAAGCACTTTACCAGAGTCGAAAGCATGACCACCAACCCCGGTGAGGCGACGCAAACTTCGCATTCCACTCGTCAATCGTATATTTGTTGCTCATACTCAGATTACAGCGTGAGCAGATTGGGACAAGGTTCTCCACGGTCATCGCGCCACCCTTGCTCTCTGGCGTATTGTGACCACATTGGTAATCAAAAACAGTCATGTTGTTTGTGCACCAAACGATCTTACATTTTGCATCAAACTTACGACCTACTTTCGAAATCCAAACTTGTTCTCTTAGAGCCTTTGGGATTTTCTGCTTTTGATTACTCATTAGTTCTTCTCACGCCACGACTGTATATGCATTCACACGGAAGGGTCTGGCTACTCCGGTTGCGGCTTCAACGAATGACATTCTAGGCATATGGTTCGTCTCCTGCTTATAGGAGGAGTACTCTACATCCTGTGTCCTCTGAGCCTGAGAACGATCAAGTAATTCGGGTTGAAATTTTTCCTGTGCGCCTGACAACTGCCATACATAGGACAGCGCAAATACGGCTACGAGAAGGGCTACGATATGAAGCATTGTCTTCTCGGGCGATAAAAAACGAACTCTTTCCGTTGGTAGGAGAAAGGGAAGCACAATGGAGGACAAGGCAATCGCAACTCTTCGCACTCTCTTCGAGCGTCGTAAGCTGGGTACAGAGACCGTCAGTCTCAGCACAGATCTCAAGGATGCGAACGTCTACACGATGGGAAGCGCACTTGTGATCTTCAGTCAAAAGGACAAGATGCTTGACCGTGATGTGAACACCTATCTGAAGTATGCTACGGAGAACAAGTATACGAATGGTATCGTGATCGTCTCGCTGTCCAAGCCATCTGAGAATGTCCTGAATTCAATCAAGTCTCATGCGAAGGAGGGCATTCTGTTCTTCCATATCCGCGAGTTGCAGATGGATATCACGACACACCGGATGTCTGTGCCGCATCGTATCCTGTCTCCAGAGGAGGCGAAGGTGGTGCTTGACAAGAACCGCGTGCTGAAGCCCGAGGATCAGCTACCCTGGATCGATTCGCAGGATATCCAGGCTCGGCTCATTGGAGCAGTGCCGGGTGATATTATTGAGATCAGCCGCCACAGCGATACCGTAGGCAAGTGCATTTACTACCGGTATTGCGTAGCCGACGTAAATGTTGCCTGAATACAATGGAAGATTTGGAGGCAAAGTTCCAACAGCAGAAGAGGGTTTATGATAACCTTGTTTCGAATGCTCTTGATACTAACGACGCAAGCCCGGGCACGATCGAAGGCATTGCAAAGGCAAAGGCTGCGATGAATGAAACGCTATCGGAGATGCTGCAGCTAGCAGAACAAACAGGTAGGGGGGCTTCCCAGGATGAGCTTATTGAGAGGATCATGGAGATCCAACGCGATTATAACGGTCTTTTGGTTGCTACTGATAAACTCGAGACCCTGCGACGGATTCGTCAACAGCAGGATTTGACTGCGAATGGTAACGTAAGAATCTACGGGCTTGCATTTTTAATTGCATGTGTCGGACTTGTCATTGTTATTGCGAGGAAGACCTGATCGCAAACGCTGCTCCGAGAAGTAACATCAATACAACGACGCGGGTCATGATACCTATGAAATCAATTGGACGAGACAACTCCTGTGCAGAGGTTACCAGTTTATCTGCAATCTGAGGACCCTCGACCTGTAGTCGCTGGGACCTTTGGTGGAGGCGGTCAAGATCGGGGTTTGCATTTTGATACTCGTCTAAGAATGTCTGGATATACCCCTGATTTTCCGCAATCTGGTCTCGCATTGCATTCAGATTCTCTTCTATCTGAGATTCACTGAGATCAGCCACCGACTTGTTTGCCACATCACCGTTCCTTCGATAGGTATAGTAACTTGTTGCATACGTATCGAGTAGCGCCTGAAAGTCCGGTGAGACTGCATTAATCATTGCTGCGCTTCCGTCTCCTGAAGGAGTGGGTGCAGTCAGAACATTGGCATGCTCTTTAACCGACAGAGTCGACACTGCGATCAGCGTAAACAACAGGGCAGTGAGCCACCCAACCATTATCTTGTAGGAGTAATAAAATGCCGGTCGCTCAATCGTTCTTCGAGCCTGGTCGCGATGCAACCACCCGACACATGCGGGGTGTTGATGCGTCTGAATATACTCGCTTTGTCCGTATGGCGGCGACTGTTGCACCGTATATCAACACAACAACATCTGTCAGAATCCCGTATGCTCGTCTTGGACAGAGTATGCAAGGGGTTCGGGATTCACGGATTGTTGGTCCCATCTTTGGTGGGCTGAGACCGTTTGTTGCGAATAAGTAATGAGTTGCCCATCGGGGTTTGATGTTGGAGTATCAAACACATGCCGTGTGACGTGTCCTACAGACTACAAATATATCAGTGATCAGGGTGTGGAGAAGTGTGTGTCTGGAAAAGATAATCGATATTCCGTGAAGCTGCAGCCAGTGGCGCAAGGTGCAGACCAGTCTGTCTTTACAGCGGAGCAGTCTCGGTTTCTGACGGATTTCATTGTGGTCACAAAGCAGGTGCAGAAGGATAAAGACGCCGCAGATAGATTGGCTTCCGAGAGCTCAGATAGCGATGTCCAAGCGAATTACGGACGTATCCAATCATCAGCAGGTCTTACAAATGCGTATACAGAAGCAATTGCAACACTGAAGCCTCTCCGTCCTCCGACACAGCCACAGGTTGATATTATGAACGAGCGCCTTAGCATTAAAGAGATCTCTGCGAAGGACATTCGGGTTCTTCAGGTGTGTCTCTTCTTTGTGGTGATCTGTCTTCTTGAGTACATGCTGTTCTCGGCGGAGACTGTGCACGGTATTGCATTCATTACGATGTGTGTTGGACTCTCACTCGCAATCTATCTCTCCAATAGATAATGAATCAGCAGTTCAAGTGTCCAACGGAGGCAACGCCAAATCCCGGAGCACCGTTCACTTGTGTGATATCATGCATCGATCCCAGCGGTCAGGATAATTTTGAACTGCGTCTTGTTGGAGGTTCTCCGCGATGTGTCAGCAAAGATGATCCAGACATAAGTGTTCATCTTCTTCCAATTCCAACTGTGCAACGATCCGACACCAATCCATTCTCAATTGATAGCTTGAAGTCGACAGATAGAGAAGCCCATCTCAGGTATACCAGGGAGTTTGATCGATACAAAGCCGCAATGGCTGTTGCACATGGAAATATTGATCGTGGTAAACAGATTAAGGCAGCCTCAGACGCTGTGCTCGCAGCTGCTGGCAAGGATCAAGCAACTGTTGACGCCGCAGCTGCAAACTACTTGCGCCTTACAGGAAATGCAGATGAGGCTGCATACACGGTCGATAGAGGAATCCGAAGGGACTTGGATACAAGCACTAGCCGATTTGTAGAGGAGTATCGGTTCTTGATGAATCAATCAAACCAACAGCAGGACACTCTCGATCTTATCGGGAGTATCAGGGATAACCTTTTCACTGTGAAGGATGACCTAGAGTATTCGGTTGGCACATTCGATAAACAGGTTTCTGATATTCAGAACCAGATTAACAAGAACAAACGTATCCGCGAACAATCGATTGATTATGCAGCATGGATGATGTTTGGGCTTAATATCGCAGTGGTTCTTGCGCTGGTATACACGATCTGGGTTCTTGGGAGCACATTTGTTAAGAAGTCTCCATCCGCCGCGCCGGCTACTGGAGGAGCACCCACTCGAAAGATAACGAAACATACTGCAAGTATATTCAGAGCAGTCGAACGAATCGCGTCAAAGTAATCCATAAAAAGGAGACGATGCTCACAATGGAGATCACAGATCCTCGCCCAGTAACTGATTTTCAAAAAACAACATTTTGTGGACATCCGCGTGCACACGTGCGGAAGGTGTTGATTCAGACGATCCAGCTTGGTCACGCAGATTATGCGTGTTACTGGACGCTTGAATTGCTCTGCTCCGGTCTTGTGCATAGTTTATGGGCTGCGCTCTTTGAAGCCGCAGCTCTTCACATCAATCGAGCCCAGCCCAACGTGTTTCTGTATCTTGCAAAAGCATATGAAACCTATGCACCCATCGAAGACAGCTATCCTATTCAGAGCATGACCAAAATACGCAACCACCCAGATGTCCGAAAGATGGTATGCGAAGTCGCAGCCACTCTAGCTTTATGTCGCAAGAACAAGTTGGCTACTCTTCCTACTCTGAAACCTGCGCATGACTTTGATCCAGTGACGATTCAAGAGAGTCTGAAGTCTCCATCCAGGCTATATGGCACACAGGTGTTGAAACCATCTGATCCTATGCCAGTGGCTGTGCCGATGAATGAGTTCTGTTATTGTATTCGCGCAGATGTCCGTGACCTAACTCGGGCTCTTTACTGGATGTCATGGGTGTTTACCTTTTGCCGTGAACATAAGAAGCAGACAAAGACGAATCTGTTGTTTGCTGATCGGTCGGATGAGTATATCTCCAAGGCAGATGGCACGCACCCGGTTTGGATTTTCTGGGAGGCAATCCGAAAGAATGCGCCACCATCGTCTCGGGAACACATTGACGTGCTGTATCGAATCCACTCTCTGCGCTGGTCTTCAGCCGATAAGGGAAAGCGGGCTTTCATGATTGCTGCAGTTACTTTGCTTTGCGAAGGGACACTCGACACCACGCCATGTGCCCCGACTATGCAGGTCTCCAACGTGCTCAATGGAATGCCGGGCTGGATCGACGCAATCGTGAAGATGCAGCGTAGCTTCACCTAAAAACGGAAGCGGTGGAGTATACACAAGAGGGTATCAGTCAAAATGTTCCGTCCTTGCTTCTCTGCCACCCAGGTGGCTGGTATCATTGGTAAGAAGATCCCCTACCAGACTGTCGATCAGACGATGTATGAGGTGTTCAAGAAGGATAAGCAAGCTGCTGAAATCATCGGCGCAATCGAGAAGGCTCACAATCGCAAGCCTGTGAACAGCTTCAAGGGAGCATTTCTGAAGGATCGTGACATCCAGAAGAGCGTGTTCGCCGCGTTGGATGACTGCAATACTGTCGATGAACTTGCGGAGAAGGAGGTGACTGCAACCAAGATCCTCTGGGATGCCGAAGCCAAGAGCCATGCCCTGGATCTCAAGGTAGCTGCAGGGATTGAGGTGTCAGCTGAGGAGCGGGCAGCCGTTCGCTCGAGCATTGAGATTGCTGCAGTTGCTAAGAAGATTGCTGCAGATGCGGTGGCTGCTGCTCCGTCTGTAGCTCAGACTCTGGAGAACGTTGAAGCCGCCTGCCAGAAGGTGATTGACCGGACTCCCAACATGTCGCCCGCAATGGCTGCTCAGCTGCTCGCCGACGCACGCGGAGAGGTTGCGAAGAAGCGTGGTCTCAACAACGAGGACAAGATCCTGAACACCTACGAGGCTGAGCGCAACGTGGTGCTGACCGAGCGCAACACACGCATGCTTCGAATGGAGAAGGAGACCTTCACACTGGTTGGGCGCACAGATGGATTTGTTGCCTCGCAGAACCGAGTGGTTGACTCCAAGAACCGCAC